GCCGACGGTGCCGGGATCTTCAGGCTCGGCGGTCGCCCGCCATTCGCCTGCCTCCAGCATGGCCGTCTTGTGGTGCTCGGCGATAGGTGTGTCGCAGCCCTCGCAGTGATATTCGGCGTTCTCCGGCCGGCCCTTGTCCCACCGCAGCCGCTCGAACTTCAGCCATTGCACATGGCCGCAATGCGGGCACGGTAAATGGTAGCGCCGCTGGTCGCTGGCCTCGAACTCGCGCTCGATGCGGCTCAGCCCCCGGATCGTCGGGGTCGAGACCAGAAACACCTTGCGCCGATGCGCGAAGGTCAGCGAGCGCGCCTCGGCGAGGCTGACCGGATCGCCTTCCTCGTCGGCCGAGGCGGGATAGGCGTCGACCTCGTCGAGAAAGATGTAGCGCGCCGGGGTCGAGCGCAGCCCCACCGCCGAATTGGCCCCGGTCATGATCAGGATGCCGCCCGCGAATTCCTTGGACAGCATCGTGTTGCCGGCATCGCGCGAGCGGGCGGGCTTGACCCGCTCGCGCAGTTCCGGGCTTTCCTCGATCAGCGGGTCGATCCGCTGGCGCGAATTGCGCTTGGCCAGTTCCACCGTCGGCTGGACCGCCAGCATCGGCCCCGGCGCGTGGTGCATGACAAACCCGATGAAGCAGTTGCCCGCTTCCGTTGCCCCGACCTGCGCGGCCTTCATGAACACCACCCGCTGGTGCGGGCTGGACGGCGAGAGCGCATCCATTATCTCGCGCATGTAGGGCGTGCGCGCGGTGCGGTAGCGCCCGGGCTCGGCCGAGGCCCGCGAGGACAGCCAGCGATGCCGGTCTGCCCATTCCGACACGGTCAGATCCGGATCCGGTCGCATGCCCCGCGACCAGGCGCGGATCAGGTCCGTGGCACCGTCGAAGGCGGCAACATCGTCACCCAAGCCGGGGCTGGATATCGGCGAGGCTGTCGAGTTGCGCGCGGACATGGGTTTCCAGAACCTTCTGCATCACCGCCGCCTCCACCTCGCTCCCGTCCCCGAGCGCCGCGGTCAGCTCCGACGCCATCAGCGCCGCGACCCGGGCGGGCCACGTCACCCAGGCATCGCGCTCGTCCCGCGCCAGCCGGAACATCAGCGTTTCGGCCCGGGCCCGGTCGACCAGCTCGCCTTTCAGCTTTTGCAGCCGCAGCCGCCGCTCCTGCGCCTTCATCACCTCGTTGGCGGTCTTGGCTTGCAGGAATGTGGTGCCGCCGCCGCCCGGGCTGGGCAGCCCTTCTTCGCGCAGCGTTTCACCCACAGACGCGACCGCCGCTTCGGGCACCGGCTTCATCTTCTGATGTTTTGGAGCGGGTGCCTTTCTGGTCTTCGACGGATCGGTGGTCTCCGCCCGCCGCCTGTCAGAGGCCTCGGCATCGATGCTGCCATCCGCGTGCAGCACCAGCCGCCCGGCTTCCTTGGCCTTCTGCACGGCCCCGCGCGACAGCCCGACACGGGCCGCGTATCCACGCTCGCTCATGCCCTGCATCCCGCGCTCCGATTGTCATTCCAAATCATGTGCTTATTGAGTTGATAAGCCTCCGCACCGGAGCGAACGTCGATCCACAAGGACGATGCAACTCACCCAACGGAGCCACGCCATGACCAGCCTCAACCCGCAAACCACACCCCGCCACGAACTGCGCGCCGAGAAAGCCCGGCGCAACAAGGAGGCCGCACTCGCCGCCTTCGTCGCGAAGAAGGCCGAGATCAACGCGCGGCTCGCCCGCCTTCAGGCGCTCAGCGACGATCATTTCGAGACCCACCCCGACGAGATCAACTGGGGCGACGTCGGCACGCTCGAGCATTACAGCGGCCTGCTCAAGCGCATCACCGACAGTGCCTTCAGCGAGGGCGAATACACAGGGTAACCCTTCCGAAACTAATCCCGGACAGCCCGCCATCACGGCGGGCTTCACCCGGTAGAAGCCGCTGCATGTCGCAAGGGCCCAAACCGGAGACCAACCATGACCCAGATCCAGCTTTCCGACGCCCAAGCCGTCATCCTGTCTGCCGCGTGCGCACGCGAGGACGGCGCGGTGTTTCCCGTCACCACAGGCCTCAAGGGCGGTGCCGTCGGCAATGTCTGCAAGAGCCTGCTGAAGCACAGGCTCATCGAGGAAATCCCCGCCACCGACCTCAACACCGTCTACCGGCACGACGAAGAGCGCGGGCCCGTCACGCTGCGCGCCACGCCGCTGGCCTACAGCACCCTCGGGATCACGGACGCTCCCGACACGCAGGAGGAGGACCAATCGGAGTCCGAGGCCACCCCGGAACCCGTGCGCCGCCGCAGCGGCACAAAGCAGGAGGCGCTGATCACGATGCTCAGCGCTGAGAGCGGCGCGACCATCGACGAGATCGTCGCGGCCCTCGAATGGCAACCGCACACCGCGAGGGGCGCAATGTCCGGGGCGCTCAAAAAGAAGCTCGGCCTGACCATCACCTCCGAGAGGGTCGACGGAAGAGGGCGCGTCTATCGAATTGAACCCCACCCCCTGTGACCTCCGGGTGACCCATCGTGTCGCAAGCCTATGTTCTTGTTGCAGAAACGCCCAGCATCGCCAACGCCAAACCGAAAAGGAAGCCGTCGCCGAAATCCACGACGTAAGGTGCGGTCAGCTTGAGGCTGTCCTTGCGCTGGATTTAGGTCTGCATCGCGGGATCCTCTCTGAAAAGGAAAATGGCGGTTAACAGGCCCCTCAAGGAAATTCGGTCGTCTTTCTGTGGGCTAGGCTCTCCGCTGCTTCTTATACGCTTTGGTCACATCGCTGATCGCCGCCTTTAAGCAAACGATTTCCCCATCAAGTTTGGCTATTTCCAATTCAAGATCTTTGGCCTTGATACGAAAAAGGCGTTCATTCCATCCATCCTGTCTTAAACGCTTCACGCGCTTTTCGTCATCAAACGCTGCCTTGATGCCTTCTTTGGCTGGTTTAACCCTCTCATCATAGATGTCTGTCATTTTCCTCTTTAGGTCTCTGATTTCCGAGGAAATGGATGCGCGGCGGCTCTCCAGGCTCTCCTTTTGAGCCATCGTCTGTTCAAGACCAAACGATCCAAGAATACTATTATTCTTTATTTTTTGCCTCTTGTTCCCAAAGACACTCTTGGATTTACGGTGCCAGCTGTTCAAACTCGCCTGCACATCATTCATTGCATCGTGCAGCTTAGACTTCCGGTCACGCATGGGGTTTATTTCGTCGAAGGCTTTATTTTTTGCCTCCTGATGTTGCCGAACTTCTCTTCGAAAATCCCGCATTAAGAGTTCGGCGTTGGTGATAGCCTGCATTCGGTCGTGCTCATTTTCAGCGCGTCGCGCTTCTATTGATGCGATCTTCCTTTCAAGCGGAACAATATGCTGTGCGTGGTACTTCCGCCAAGGCTCGCCCAGCTTCCAGATGCTCCAGACCAGACCAGCTAATACCATAAAAACCAACACTGCTTCCATCGTGCCCCTCCAAATCGTCCGAGTAACCACCTATGGTAACGATCTTCGGCTTAGATTTGAAGCGAGGCGGCTGGCCCGGGCTTACGCGCCGAGGTTCTTTTACAGGCCGCGCCAGTCGATGGCGAGAGTGCCAAATTCTAGGCAAATTTTAATCTCGACACCATCAAAATCGAAGCCGTTGCGTGTCTCGATATGCGAGCCCTGCTGGCCTACGAGGTGGGTCTACGTGAAGGTATCGATCTGGTTCAGGTTCGCCGCGAGATACCAAGCCATCTCTCTTGCTGCGTCGAATCTACGGCTCAGTGAATCAGATGTGGGGGTCAACGGTGGCTCGCGAGAAACCGCAGATGTTCAAACAGCCGCCGCAACAGATAGCCACGCGCCAACGAGACCCCGACAAAGAGGAGCCCGATGGTCATGTGCTCGGCCAGCCCCTTCTCGATGCCGAACCACGGGAACAAGACGATCTGCGTGGCGATGGCCAAAACGTACCCGACGACAACGTTTGCCGCGGCCTCCACCATCGACATGGTACGCGTCTGCTTCATCGCAGCCCATCCGGCAGACTTTGCAGAAACTCCGTCACGAATTCCGCCGCGAGCGGCGGCACGATCGCATTGCCATAGCCCCGCAGGAGCCCCATGCGGCCGGGTACCCCATCAGCCAGCGGGAATGTTCCGGGTTCAACGGGCCTCCAGCGGCCATCGCGGCAGCGGAGCCAGTCAGCATCGCGCCAGACGCCGTCAGTCGGGCCGGTCCCGGTGGGGTCGGCGACGTCGACCAGTCCACCAGCTTCACCGTCCTGCGGCTCGCATCGGTGTTGCCGGCCGCGTTGTACCTGTCCGTGGCTGGCGATCCGGCCATCACCGTCGGCCAGCCCGCCAGCCAGACCTGTCGGCCGAGCAGCGCGTTGATCGGCACCGCCGGGCACTCCGACCCGTCCTTGTGATCCCGCGCAGATGCCGTCGCCCAACCTGCCTGCGGCAGCACCGATGGCGAAGGCGCCGAAGAACAGTCGCTGGCGG